TCACCAGTCGCAAGACGCGCGAACTGTCGGTCGTCCGTCTGGCCGTCCTGCTGTGCGCTCATGAACTCATCCCCTTGTCCGCCACCGCCCGAAGACAACTCGGTCACCGCCTCGGAGTTCGACTGTAAAAACCCGGGGAAACATCAGGGGGATGGGTGTTGAGACCGAATGAGATAAATAAGGCCGCCGCGCGCGATAAATCGGGCGGGGACGGGTTATTCCGGGAATAAAAAAAAAAAACCAGTTTCCTACTAAGAAACTGGTTTCTGGCCTTCCAGAATCCTGAAAAATCGACTACCCAAGCAGCAAATCCTGCTGCCGAGACGCTTGCTGCTCCATGCGGTGGGTGGCGAGGATCTGGCGGACCCGAACCTCGGTCAGATTGTACTCACGGGCCAATGCGGAAATGTTGTCTCCGCGGAACTTGGCCACGATCTTCCGGTCGCGCTTGCTGCATCCGAAGCTGAGGTCGCGCGCCAAGTACAAAAGCTGCCCACCCATGTCGCTGGCGATGTCGTGGGCGTGGTCGCGGGCGATCTCGGCAGCTTCTTCGGGAGAAAGGCCGGCATGCTTGATCAGCAGCGCTGCCGCGCGAGCCGACAGCGACTCGATGAAGTCGCTTCCACGCCGGCGGAACTTCTGCCCTCTACCGTCCATTTTTAGCCTCTTTTTTCACTCTCCAGAGCCAGTCCTTCAGCGCCTCGATCACTGCTGCCCTGGCGTTGGCGTCTGCCCACTCAAGACGATCCACACCGGCTGTGCGCTTCACGAACGCGCGGAGCGCTCGCTCGGATGGGTCTCTGAGTGCTCCTGCATCGCGCAGCGACAGCCACAGCGAGCGAATCTTGCGGATCACGGGGTCTGTAGACCTTCCGCCGCCGCCAGTCCACCCGAGCTTGCGGAAGTGATCCAGAACGTGCGCGCGGCCTTTCCAGGACAGGTCGGCAGCGCTGCGGACACGTTCGAGGCCGTACAGCAGGTCGCGGTACTCGTCGTCAGACAAGCCGATCGCGGCCTTGGCAATGTGGATCTGCGCCAACTCGGATTTTCTTTCGCTCACGATGCGTCCGCCGGTCATTTCCTGTCACTTTTCATAGTTGGAAGCGCCGCGATCTGGCTCGCGGCGGGCCAGCGTGGCCCTGGCAAGGAGCCTTGGAGGAACCCAGTCCACGCCCGCTACGGTTGTTGTTGCCGGGACACTCGTAGCTTGTCCCGCCGGGCGAAACGAACCCGGACGCGCTGCTGCTATTCCTGCGCGTCGCCGAGAAGCGCCTCCACGAGCTTCTCGACATCGCTTGCCGTGTCCTTGATGACAACCGAATCGCTGTCCGCGGTGACCGTCGCGCCGATGCGCTTGATGTCCGCCACAGGAAGGTTGGCCATCGCCTTCCTGCTCGGTCTCTCGGTGGTAACGATCAGCACGTCGGCCTGCTCCGGAATGTGCTTGCGGATCAGCTTGCACACCGCTTCGTCGTCGTCCCAGGTGATCGTGCCGATCTGCTTCTGGAACCCGACCTTCACCCCGTCAATCACCACCGAGCGCGGCTTGACGAACAACTCACCCGCCCCTTTCAGCGCCGCGTAGAGGGCGTTCTTGGCGTTTGCGGTGCGCTCCACGGCCGTTCGTATCGGACGCATGGCCCGGCGCTTGCTGACGGCGATTTCTGCCAGCAGATCGGCCAGCAATTGCCGCAGCACGGACGCCTCGGCCGCGTAGGATCGCGTTAACTTCTCGATGTCTTTCATGTCTGCCATGTGGACCTCACGTCGTTGAAAGTTGAAGCTGCCCGAGCAACTCCGGCAGCGGAATCTTGCGCAGGCGCGACTCCAGCGTCAGCGAGTGCATCGCCCTCGCACGCAGGAACCGGCAGCACTCTTCGAGCTCCGGCGCCGTGAGCGCGACAAAGTAGCCGGTGGCCGGAGTGCCTGCCACGGCCACGCCGTCCTCGCGCGCGGCGCTTACCAGTTCGCGCAAAGTGCGCTCCGTCACCCCGAGCTTTGCCGCCAGCGCCGCGGCAGAAATGCCGCGCTTGCGGCCCGCGTGGTCGCGCGCCAGCGTCTGTACAAACAGCGCCTGCAACAGGTCGGTACGTGTAGGCAGCTTGAGCGCTACTGGCGTCATCGTCTGCGCGTTTTCATGCTGCGGATCAGCGCTCCGAGCTTCTCGATTTGCTCCGGCGTCGGGTCGGCGCGTTGCGCGGGCGCTGGCGCAGCGGCCGCAAGCTGCTGCACCGTGCGTGCCACCTCTTGGCGGGCGGCCTGGTCGCGCGTGCCGGTGCGCAACTGCGCCTCGTGCGCGGACTCGGCCTGGCCTTCTGCGCGGTCGACCATGCCCACCACCACCGCCAGCAGGTAGCCGTGGCTTTTGAGTGGGAGAGCCAGCTTGCCGGCGTCGCGGTGCGACAGCACCACGTCGATCGCCGCGCGCCACACGTCCACCTGCGCCGTCCACTTGCGCCCGTTGCGCTCCACCGTCGCAGATTTGATCGCCGGCACCAGCTCATCGAGCAGCGCGGCCACCCTGTCCATCGTCAGTTGCCGCCTGGCCGGGCGAAAGAGCGCCAGGTAGCGCATCAACCTGTCCGCCAGCGCCGGCCCGAGCGCAAACGCCGCCAGCAACGCACGTCGCGCGCCCTCGTGCGCCACCAGCACGTCCAGCGTCTGTTCGGCACCGCAGGCAGGGCAGGACAGGCGCATCACTTTACCCCCAACTGGCGCCGCACGCGCGAGAATGTCTTGGAGATATCCGTCGAGTGCGCCGGCGTGTAGGAAAACGTGTTGCGGCCACGCTCGTCGCGGTGCAGGAGTGATGAAAAGCGCAGCGTGATACCCGGCGCGCCGGCGCGCACCCACTCCTTGCGCCGCTCTGTATTGGTGTCGGTCATCACGCGCTCTCCCCTAAATCGAAGTCGATCAACTGCCCGGCGGGCCACTGCACCCGCACGCCCTCCACCATGAACCAGGCTGCGCGCCCATTGGTGAAGATCGCGTTTTCTGGCACGCCCTCCACGGCGGCGTCGTCGGGCACGCACACGTGCAGCGTCGCCCCGCGCGAGATGCAGTAGTCGAAGCCGTTGGGCACAAAGCCGCGGGCCAGCGCCGTGTACATCGCAATCTGGATCGCGCGCAGCCGGTCGGCAAGAATTTCCTGCGACACCTTGTGCGCCGTCGTCTGCGCCGCGGGTTGCGCGGGCGGAAGCGTGTGCCCGTCGCGGGTGCGGAAGAATTTCAGCACGCTCATCGTCACACCCCCCGCACGATGTCGGCGGTCACCTTCGGCGCGCCGAGTTCCGCGGCCTCGTTAAGGCAGGCCGTGCACAGGTTGTTCACCGCCAGCGGGTACAGCAGGCTGCGGAAGCCCTTGTCGCCGGGGCGGCCCACCGCCAGCTTGGCGCGGATCGCGTCCACCGCAGCGTCCTCAAAGAAGTCCGCAAAGGCACGCTGCACCAGCCCCGCGCGGTGCTGCAGGTAGTCGCGCAGGTGGCGGTCGAGCGGCTCAAGCGTCGCCACCTCGCAGCGCTGTACAAACTCACGCACCTCGAAGTTCTGCTCGCTCAACTTGCTGCGCAGTTCCTGCTGGCCTATCAGCAGAATGCCCAGCAGCCGCTTGCGGCCGAGCTTCAGTTCATGGAAGCGCTTCAAGTGCTTGATGGTCGCGACCGGCAGGCAGTGTGCCTCTTCGATGATCAGCAGGTGCATGAATCCCGCCTTGGCGCTCTCTTCCAGGAGGTGCGACATCAGGCGCGCCTTGGCCTCCATCGACCCCGGCGGCTTCGCGCGCGGGTCGATCGACCAGATCACCGCGTCAGCGATGCTGCCGGCCTTGAGGCTCTTGCCCTTGACGTCGGAGTCCTCCAGCGCCAGCACACTGGGCTGGATCACCACGATCTGCTTGCCGTCGCGCTCCAGGCGGTCGATCAAGTCCTCGCGGATCGTCGTTTTGCCGGCGCCGCTCTCGCCCGTCACCGCCAGCAAGCCGGCGTTGCGCGCGCAGTGCCACATCGCCTCGCGCACGTAGCGCGTGTCCGGCGTGACGAACATCTCGGCGTCGGCCTGCACCTCGCCGTTGAACGGGTTGGCAAACAGGCCGAAGTGTTTTTTCGCCTCTTGGGTAAGAGGCTGCTTGCGTAGTAGCATTTGATCTGCTCCTTCATCCTTGCTGGTTGGGGTTGCAACAGCGCCCTCGGTGGTTGCCGCCACCGGGGGCGTTTCCTTTGATGCGTCGATCTTGTCGATCTCCGCGTCGATGCTCAGTCTCGCCAGAGCGAGGTTGATCGAAGCACGCAGCTTCTTGCGGTCTCCGAGCGGGTACTTGCCGTGATTTATCAGGTCGGCCACCTGCTGCTTGGACATGCCCACCAGCGCACCGAATTGCGAGTAGGACACGTCGAGCAGCTTTAGCTTAGTGCGAAGGGACTTCATTCACCACCTCCAGCCACCACCCTCAGCGCCGGCCGCTCGCCTTGCGCCGGCGCATCAACATCCGGCCGCGCAAACTGCGCCGCCAGCCCCGCGATCTGCTCTTCAGGCACGCCGGCCTCGCCAAACCGCGTCTGCACCCACTGGTAGACCTGCGGCCCGTAGGCATCGCCGAGAATCTCCCGCAGGCGGCGGCAGGCCTCGGCCACCGACAGCGGCATGATCTGCACGCCGCGGCGCTCGGGCTTGAATTCCTCCCCGTGGCGCGGCATGTAGGTCGGCAACTGCGTTGCCTCCACATCGGCAAACGTGTTCACGTGCGCCATCGGCCGCGCGCGGCGCTTCTTGGCGGCGTCCACATCGGCCAGCGTCTCCGCCCCGTAGATCACGCGGTCTACCTCCTTGCGGTTGCGGTCCACCACCGTATCGGCCTGCACCTTGTAGCCCTGGCCCAGCACCGGCGCATCAACGCGGAAGCCCGCCTCGTTGCGCTCGATCGGCTCCACCACCGTGCGCGCCGTCTCTGCCGGGCGGTCGGGGTTCACAGACTCCACCTCCACCGCCGGCGCCCGGTACGGGTTCACGCAGACCATCACCTTGCAGCCGGGGAACACCCAGGGCACCCGGCTAACGTCGAACTCCCGGCCCCGGTAGCTGATCGCCAGCAGGCCAGACACCTCGCGCGGCTCAGGGTGCGTAGACACAAGATCGCGCAGCACATCCATCGCCGGCGCCAGGCGCAACTGCTCCGGGCGGATCGTCAACCACAGATCCGTGCGCGCCTTACCGTACCGCGTGTGCACAGCAGTCGCGCAGAACCACTCGCACCAGCGCTGCGCCAGGTCGTTGAGCTCGTCCAGCGACGAGATGCCGCGCGCCACGATGCGCGCCTCAAAGCCGCGCTCGATGATTGCCTGCGCGCTCTCCACCCCGCCCTTGCTGCGCGGACTCATCACCTCGTTGACGAGCATCGGCGTATTCAGCCGCTCAAACAGGTTGCGCGTCTGGCCCGCAGTGTTCGCAGCACCGGGGTCGAGCATCACGTTGGCCGGCACCCCGTGCATCATCCCGCCGCGCTCGCGCGACACCGCGTGGATGAAAGAATCCGCAAGGTTGTCCGCAGTCTCGCTGCCCAGGTAGTACCGCAGGCGGAAAGACCCCGTGTAGTGGTCTTCCCACACGTATCTGACCAGCCTGTCCTTGGCAATGCGCTCGAACGCCTTGGGCTTGTTGCGGTTGAACTCCGCGTCCGTCATGTACCCCAGCCGCCCGTTTGAGAGGTAGTACAGGCGGCAGATCGACGCGTCGCCCTGCCAGATGTGGTTCGGGTGCAGCGTGCGTTGCGGCATCGCCGCCTTCTGCTGCGCCATCTGCGTCGGGTGCATCCCCTGCGTCCACAGCAAGCGCGACAGTTGCGCCGGCGACAGATCGCAGCCCAGCTTGCCGTCGGCCCGCAGAATCTGCACCGCTGCATCGAGGCTCAGCCCGCGGCGGCCGTTCTTGCGCATCGTGCTCGCCACCAGGCCGGACACCACCTTCAGATCGTCCAGGCCGGCCGCCGTGCTGCCCTTGTCGCTGCGCGCGTGGCGGCCCGTCTTGTAGCCTGCGCGGTCCAGCATCCGGTGCAGCGTTTGCAGAGACACGCCAAGCCGCTCGCACGCCGCCGCCTTCAGCGGCCCCCGCTCGCCATGCGGCGAGACGGACAACTGGCGGCACAGATCGACAGCGGCTTGCATCTGCGTTGGGTTCATTGGGCAGCGGATCAGTTGACGGAGCGGCTTGCCGCGGGCATCTGCATCGCCGCGTAGGTCATGCACTCGCGGTGCAGGCCGGCCAGCGAGGCGACGGCGTCGTCTACGGGCATCTTCGCGATCTCGTCGTTCGTCGCTAGCGCCGCAGAAAACCCCGCGTAGAACATGCTGCGCATCAGCGCCACCAGCGGGCCGACCGTCGGCAAACCGCTCGCGTCCATAGCAGAGACAACCGCCTGCCACTTGTTCTCGATCGTGACCATCGCGCCCCCCTCAGTTAATCGCGCTGGACGTAGGCGCCGAGCCGGCTGCGAAGATGTCTTCCGGCGGCTGCTCAAGCGTGAGGTCGATCTCGTGGCGCTCCACCATCGCGTCCAGCGCCATCTTGGCCAGCGCCACGTCGCGGCGCAGGCTGTCGTAGGTCTGGGGCTTGTTCACCGCGCCGGACTCCACCGCGCGCGTCCACAGCGCGTCCATCTTCATCACCGCCGCGTTGACGGCGCTGGAGTACTCGCCGTGCTCCTGGCACATGTCGTGCGCGGCCAACTCTTCCTCGGACATCGCGTTGCGGCGCTTCTTCACCGCGGCGAGTTCGTCGCTGAGCGCCTTGTTCTTCTCGGCCATCGCGTCCGCCTTGGCGGACTCCTTGTCGGCCCGGTCGCGCTGCTCGTCCGCGATCCGCTCCTTCGCCTTGTTGTCCGCCGCGATCTCCACCGCGATGCGGCGCAGCGTGCGCGGGTCTTCGATCTCCTTCAGCCGTTCGATCTCGGTCGCATCGACACCCGCCAGAGTCCGGAAATTGTTGGTGCCAAAGCCGGCGGCAGTCAGTCGCTCCACGAGCTCAAATCCAATTTCGTCGACGGCGGCAAACCGCTCGTCCCAGTAGGTGACGCCTCTTCCTGTGGCCTGCTTGCAAAACGTCTCCCAAGTGCCGTCAAGCTTCATCGGCGGCAGACCATCGCCGCGCGGGTACTCGCCAACCAGCCTCTTGTACTTGCCGCTATCCTTGATCTGCTTGATCGCGCCGATCTCAGCGCCGGTCGCGACGCTCTTGAAGTAGGCAGACGTAGCAGCAGACGACACGCGACTGACCACCTCGAAAAGCGCCTCTCGTTCAGAGTCCACCGCGTGCATCGTGTCGCGCGCGGCCAGGGCGGCCTCGCCTTCGTCGGTGAATTCCACCGCGCTCTTCTGTGGCGCCGGCAATGCCGGACGGCCGCGTTTTTTGCCTTCCATGTTCATCCTCTCGTCCAACGGTTAAGGTCTTCGCTGATGCGGTTCTCCGCCTTCTTGAGTTCCGCCACTTCCTGCGCAGCCACCTGCGCAAACCTGCGTCCGAGCCGCCAGCGGCTCGTCTCTTCCATCCTTTCCAGCCAACCAATCTCTTCGAGCGCCGGAAGGTTCACGCTCACCCACGACGGGCTTACCGCCAGCGCGGCGGCAATGTCCGTTGGCCGCGCGCCGTCACGCCCCTGGCCGGCAAGAAAGTCGAAAACCGCCGCGCACTTGAGCAGCGCGCTATTGTTGTCGTCGTTCTTTTTGCGTGACATGGAACCCTCTGAATCCCCACCGCGAAAGGAAATTTTTCTGCAAGTGTTTGTTTTTGCTTGTGCGTGATGCCTGAAAATCCCCGCGGCGTGGGGATTTACCGCTTCTTCGTGGTTTGCGATGCCTTCCTTGCTGCGCTCATTTGGCCTTCCTCGATTTGGATCGCTTGGCGAGCTTCGCGTAGTCGCTGGGCTTGCCTCCCGGAACGCCGTCCTTGATGCCTAGCGCGACGGCGATGTGGTGAGCCTCGCCGCGGCGCCCCTTCACCTTCCCGCTAAGCACGTGATGAACCATCACGCGGGAGAATCCGTGCGAACGCGCCCACGACGAGATCGAGATTCCCGCCCTGTCGAAAATTCCCCTAGCGTCTTGCCGGTTCATGGCGTAGCGTTAGCGTTTAGTGGAAACTGAACAGGACTGTAAACGTGATTTTTCGTCGTGTCAAGCGTTATGAGAGCGCTGGTACTGGTTCGACCGCACCACGCGCGAGCGCGAGGTGATGTTCACCAACGGTGTCGTCGTCCTCGTGGACAACTTCAACGCCCGCAACTGACTCGCGCACCGCTGACCCTCATCGTCGCAGCAGCGACGATGCTGCGCGCGCGCGGCCCCTGGCGTCTTTGTAAAACGTTTTCCAAAGACGCGGGCGCGATAGGCCGGCACAGTGCCGGCCATGACGCCCGAGCAACTCGCCGCCGCTTGCGACATCAACCCGCTGCGCGCCGCCGTGTGGGCGCCGCTTCTGGCGCAGGCCGTCGCCCGCTGGAAAATCCAGCGCGTCCCGCAGTTCGTCGCGCAGTGCTGCCACGAGTCGCGGCACTTCTCGCGCCTCGAAGAAGACCTCTCCTACAGCGCGGAGCGCATGCTGGCCGTGTGGCCGCGGCGCTTCACCGGCCTGGCGGATGCCGAGCAGTACGCCCGCAAGCCGCGCCTGCTGGCCAACCGGGTCTACGCCAACCGCCTCGGCAACGGCGGGCCGGAGTCCAACGACGGCTGGCAGTACCGCGGGCGCGGCCTGCTGCAACTGACCGGGCGGGCCAACTACTCGCAGTACGCCGTGGCCGCCGGCTACGACGTGATCACCAACCCCGACCGCATTGCGCAGGACTGGCACCTCGCGGCGGACTCTGCCGGCTGGTTCTGGGCTACGCATCAGCTCGATGCGCTGTCCGACATCACCGCCATCACGCGCGCCGTCAACGGCGGCACGGTTGGCCTCGACCATCGCGCCGCGATGACGGTCAAGGCCATGCAGGTGTTTGGCGACGGGGGTGCCGCATGAGCGCCGTAAAGCCCTGGTACCGCAGCCGCACGCTGTGGCTCAACCTTCTGGCGCTGGCCGCGCTGGTGGCCGATGCCACGGCGCAGGCGCTGGGTGTGCTGGCGCCGCTCTTCCCGCCCGGTGTTTGGCCGTGGGTGGCGGCGGGCATCACGCTCGCGAACCTGTACCTGCGCGTCTTGACCACCGCGCGGCTGCAATGGCGCAAGGAGGGCGAGTGATGCTGCCCGCGCTGGCTGCCGCCGCAGGCTCCACCCGCTGGCGCTGGATCGGCGCCGGTGTGGCCGTGTCCGCGGTGCTGGCGCTGCTCGGCTGGCAGGAGCTGCGCGTAGCCAGTGCGGATCGCAAGGCCGCGCAGGCCGATGCGCGCGCCGCGGCGGTGGAGCGTGCCGCCGGCGAGCGGCTGCTGCAAGCGCACCTGGCCGCGCGCGGTACCGAATCACAGTGGGCGGCGCAGTCCGCCAAAGCGAGGGACAGCTATGCAACCCATCTGGCTGCGGCCCGCCGCCGCGACGTTGATCTCGCTGCAACTCGGCTGCGCTTCGACGGCGCCGACCCCGGCGCCCGTCTTGGCGTGCCCGCGCCTGCCGGACAAACCTGCGATCGAGCCGCCGCCACAGAGCGGCAGCTACTCGGAGAAGCTGATCGACTGGCGGAAGAGTTCGCAACCGCGGCTGACCGCCACGCCGACGAATTGAGGCTCTGCCTCGATGCGTGGCCCGTAGACAGCCGCTCTGCCGGCGCCGGCGGGCCATCCGTTTCAACCCCCACCACGGAGTAACCCCACCATGTTCGATGCCCTCTTTGGCACCCGCGCCGCGCGCACCGCGTGGCGCATCTTTGTCGTCTGCGCCTTGGCGGTCGCGGCCATTGCCGCCGCCCCCGCGGCGCGCGCGCAAGCCCTCACCGACACCGCAGAAAACCGCATAGTCGATGCCCTGTTCCGCGGCCAGGCGCTGGGCGCCCCGGCTACGTGGCACGTGGCGCTGTACACCACCGCGTGCAGCGACACCGGCGGCGGTACCGAGGTCACTGGCGGCAGCTACGCGCGCCCGAGCGTGACGGCCAGCCTCGCCAACTTTGCCGGCACCCAGAGCGCAGGCAGCACCACCGCCAGCACCGGCACCGGCGGGCAGACCAGCAACAACGCCACGATCACCTTTGCCACGCCGTCGGCCGGCTGGGGCACCGTGACGCATTGGGGTCTGGTCGATGCGGCATCCGGCGGCAACGTGTGGGTGTGCGCGGCGCTGACCGTGAGCAAGACCATCAACTCCGGCGACAGCGTGAGCTTTGCCGCCGGCGCGCTGACCGTCACGTTGCAGTAGGCCACGGGGTCTTAGATAGCCGCCGCCAATGACCATCCGCACCAAGACAGTCAGCTACGCCGGGCAGACGCATAGCGCGGACTTTGGCGTCGGCAAGTGCTGGACCGAAAACGGCGCTGGCGTTTGGGTCAACGAGACAAGCGACATCAACAACGCGACCGCGAGCGACGTTCCGCTGGCGACGACGGCGGGCAGCGCGATTTACTTCGGTTCGGCGGTGCCGTTCGAGGCGTTTTCGAACGGATCAGCCACGGGTCCTGCGGGCGGCACGTCGGCTTGGGACTATTGGAACGGCGCCGCATGGGTAACTTTTGTCCCAGGTGGTGCGGCGACATTGGCGAGCGGCGGGACCGCGAATTGGTCCGCCGAGGCGCTGACCGGGTGGGCGCCGACGCAGGTTAACGGGGAGACCGACGGGCCTTGGTACTACGTGCGTCGTCGCGTGGAGACGACGGCGACCACGGCCGGCACCCTGACAACCGCTAGTCTCGGCATTGTGCGCCCGCTTGCGGTTGCGGTCCCGGTCACAATCACCGAAACCACGGGGCGCGTGATCCGCAGCGCGGTGCTGCGGGTGTGGATGCAGACCAGCAGCTTGCTTGCCATCGATAACCTGCGAGTCGCGGCGCGGTTCGGCGGCGCCGCGCTTGCGGACATTGCGACCCGCTGGGCGACTGTAAACCAATGGACGGCATCGGAATCGTCGGGCTATTTGTGGGATTTCGACGTCACCTCGCTTCTGAGTGACTCGCTTGGGGCGAGCGGGACATCCACGACGCTACACGCGCAGCTAAGTTTTGTGCACCGCGCAGCCGTTGGGGCGCTCCTTATCGCCAGCGTTTCGTCAGAACTGCTCATCACCTACACCGCAGACGATGCCGACGCGGTACAGATGAGCACGGTGTATCTGCCCATCGAAAGCATCGACGGTACGCTGACTACGACGCTCTCCAACATCGGCGGGTCGAACGTAATCCCGCAGTTGACCGGCGCTGGAGGAATCCTGCCGGAAGCGGGCATTACGATCCGTGACGTGTATCTCGTGCTGCTCGCAAACACGGCAGAAGCAGGCACAGCAGACTACGCGCTCGCGCTGGCCATCGATGGCGAAGGCGAGACGACCATCGCCAGTTTCGACGCGGCCAACAACAGCGACGCATTTGCCCGCATCGTGTGGGATCGCAGCGACCTTGCGGCCGGCTCGGCGCACAACCTGCAAGGCCGCACGACAAACACCGCCGGCGCAGTGTTCGCGCACCTCGGCGGCTACATCGCCGTAACCTACAGCTACACGGTTTCTGGGACGACGCGCCGCGCGATCACGAAGCGCTACTTGCAAACCCTGTCCGACACAACGGGGCCGACTGCCGCCGACCAAGGCGTGGGGACGCTGCAATTCCGGGTGCAGGGGCTTAACCCATCGCTGATCCGCGCCGGCGTGCAGATTTACGGGTATCAGTCGGCTGATCCGGGGTCGCTGATCTTGCAGTGCGGCGGCGCGGCGGCGCGCAGCTACTCCGTGCCGCCGGACGCGACAGCCGGGCCGGTGACGGTCATGCATCGCTTCGACGCCGGCGGCATCGCGGGCGCCGGCCTGACTCTGGCGCGCGGCGTCAACACGATGTCGGTGACGACGCGCTACGACACCACGCCGGTCAACGGCGGCGGGTTGCACGGCGACTTCATCGTCACGTTTGCCTACGACGTGACGGCTGGGCGCTCCGAGAGCGCGGCCTATTTTCCCGTGCTGACCACGCAGGCGTTCGGTGTCGACTCCGGATTGGTGGCAGTGACCGCGCGAGCGCACATCCCGGAGGAGGCTTATTACCTCGACGGGGTTGGCCTGCAAATGGTGAACAACAGTCCCGACACTTTTTGCGCCTCGCGTTTGCGGATCAGGCGCGGCGAGAATCTAGGCTACGTCAGACTGCCGTATCCGCCGCTTGGGCTGGATGTCTTTATCGGCGCACGCCCAACCTGCGTGGACGCAAGCGAAATCGTCCTTCGCTACAAGGGGTCGCCAGCGGGTGGGCTGGACTTCGTGGCCGGCAGCCTGCCGGGAGTAGTCGACGGCAACGGGACATCGCGCGGCACGAATGCCGGCCTGTGGTGCTGCTGGCACGACTACAGCTACACCACCACGATCGACGTGGACGATTACCTCGGCGGGGACGGCAGCGGCCTCACGGTCAACGCCCACCGTGCCGACACTGGAGAGCTGGTGGCAACAGGCACCACGGCGGCGGGCGGCACGGTGGCGCTCGTCGGCTACGACAACACCGCAGACCACTACGCCGTGTGCATCAAGGACGGCGACGAGGCTGGCGCTACGGTGCGGTTCCGCTGGGGTGACTGATGGCTGTCGCGCTCAAGCTGCGGGCGGTCGCAGCAAAGCAGATCAGGCTATCGGCGGGTGGCGGTGGCGTCATCGTCGAGCTGCTCGGCGCCGCAATCGGCCGGGCCACGGCGGACGGCACAGTCACCGCGCTGGTGCCGCTGGCCGGTAGCGCTGTGCTCGCCGGCGCTGGGGCTGCTACGCTGCTCAAGCAGGCGCTGCTCGCTGTGGCCGCCAGCGCATCTGCTACCGCCCAGGCATCGCTCACCAAGGCGGCACGCCTCAATGGCGCCGCGGCTGTGGCTGGCGCGGCGTCCGGGTCGCTCACCGTCACCCAAGGCGCATCGCTGGCGGGCGCTGCCACGGTAGCGGCGCAGGCTGGCGGAGCGCTGTCCGTGCAGGTGGTGCTCGCTGGCGCCGCGGTGGGCCAAGCCGCTGCTGCGGCTGGCATCACCACTGCCGGAACCGTTGCTCTGGATGGCGGCGCGGAGGCAGCCGCGCAGGCCGCTGCCACACTCACGCTGCAGGTGCGGCTGAGCGGCAATGCGGCTGCGGCCGCGCAGGCGGCGGGCAATCTGTCTGCGTCCGGCGCATCTAGCCTCGCGGGCGCTGCGTCGGGTGGCGCCACGGCGGCCGGCGTGCTCACGCTGGCCGTGCCGCTCACCGCAGCGGCGCTGGCCGGCGCCGTGGCCCAGGGCGCGCTGGTGGTTGACGTGGCGCTGAGCGGTGCCGCGCTGGCATCTGCGCTCGCGGTCGGGCAGCTGGCGCAGGGGCCGGTGGACACGATCCAGCTGCGCGCCCACCGCGTTGCCGCCACCGGCCGGCGCTGGGTGGTCGAGTCGCGCCGCGCCGCGCGCGTGCGCTGGGGGCTGCAATGACTTTGCTGCTGCCGAAAGACGCCGCTGAGGTGATCGTGCTGCGGTTCGACTACGCGGCCGACATCGAGCCGGGAGAGACCATCTCCGGCGCGGCCGTCACCTGCGCCGCGGCGCTGGGCACTGACGGCGCCGCCGCCGCCATGCTCGACGGCGCCGCAGCGATCGCCGCGCAGGACGTGCAGCAGCGCGTCGCGGCCGGCATCACCGGCAACACCTACCGGCTGCGCTGCGCGGCAACGCTTTCGAGCGGGCGCGTGCTGGTGCTGGCGGGGTTGCTGCCGATCAGAGAGGCATAGGCGGGTAGTCGTGCAGCTGCAAATCGATTTCTGGCAGTTTCTCGGCGTGGCCGGGGCCTTTGTCGCGGCGCTGTCGGGCGTGATGCTCAAGATCGGGCACACGCTGCTGGGCGCGTTTGTGCGGCAGTTCGAGACGCGGCTGGACGAGAAGTTTTCCGCGCAAGAAGAAGCCGCCAAGGAGGCCGCGCGCCGCTGGGACGCGCGGGCGCTGGAGATCGAGGCGCAACTGCGCTCGCTGGAACGCGGCCAGGCCGACATCAAGGTCGAGATGCTGCGCGAGTACGTCCGCCGCGAGGACGCAATCCGCGACCACACGGTCACGCAGGCCAAGCTGGACGCGCTGTTCGCGCGCATCGAGTTGCTGAGCCAGATGGTGGCGCGCATGGAGGGCAAGTGATGATCGACATCGAAAAGGGCCATCGCGAGCACCTGCGCTGGCTGATTCTGTTGACGCTCGACAAGGCGCGCCCGCTGGGCGCGACCGAGGGGCTGATCCTGTCCGTGGTGGCGGCCGTGCCGCACGCGGTCACGCTGGTGGAGCTGCGGCGCGAGCTCAGCTACCTCGAAGACCGCAAGCTCGTGCAGATCCACGGGCGCGACGCGGCGCCGCAGTGGCATGCGCAACTGACGCGTGCGGGCGTTGACGTGGTGGAGTACACGGTCGACGTCGAGCCGGGCATCGCGCGCCCGCGGAAGTACTGGTGATGGGGCGCCGCGCAAAGGTGGCCACGATGCCGCGAGATATCCGCGAGTGGCTGGACGCGCTGCTGGTGCGTGGCGAGCACGGCGGCTATGAGGCGCTGGCCGCGCTGCTGGCCGAGCGCGGCGTGCAGATCGGCAAGAGCAGCCTGCAGCGCTACGACGTGAAGCTGCAACGGCGCCTGCAGTCGATCAGGGACGCGACCGAGGCCGCCCGCGCGCTGGCCGCCGGCGCGCGGGACGACGCCGGGGATTTGTCTGCCTCCGTGCTGGCGATGGTGCAGACGGAGATGTTCGACCTGTTGGTCAATCTGCGCGAGGCGACGAGCGAGGACGACCCCGCCGAGCGCGCCAAGCTGCTCGGGCGTCTGGCCAAGACGATCAGCGAGTCCGCCCGCGCCAGCGTGGCGCAGAAGAAGTGGGCGGCGGAAGTGCGCACCAAGACCGAAGCCGCCGCCGCCCGCGCCGACAAGATCGCCCGCAAGGGCGGGTTGAGCGAGGACGCCGCTGCGCAGATCAGGGCGGCGATTTTGGGGATTGCGGCATGAACCCCCTCGCCACCATGCCGTCGGCCACCGCCGACGCGCCGCCGCCGGTGCTGCTGCCGTACCAGCAGCGATGGATGGCCGACACCGCGGCGCTGAAGGTGGCGGAGAAGGGCCGGCGCATCGGTCTCACCTGGGCAGAGGCTGCCGACAACGCGCTCAACGCGGCGCGGGCCGACGGGCACAACACGTACTACGTCGGCCCGAACGAGAGCATGGCGCGCGAGTACATCGAGGCCGTTGCGATGTGGAGCCGCTCCTTTTCCCTCACCGCGAGCGAGATCGGCGAGGGCGAGTGGGCGGACGACGACCGCAGCATCAAGACCTTCGAGGTGGTGTTCCCGCAGTCTGGCCACCGCGTGGTCGCGCTCACCAGCCGCCCGAGCAACCTGCGCGGCAAGCAGGGCGACATCGTTGTCGACGAAGCCGCTTTCCACAAAGACCTGGGCGCGCTGCTCAAGGCAGCGCTTGCCATGCTGCTGTGGGGCAACCGGGTGCGGATCATCAGCACGCACGACGGCGTGGAAAACCCCTTTGCCGAGCTGATCGCCGACATCCGCGCCGGCAAGCGCGGGCAGCAGGCGCGGGTGCACCGCATCACCTTCCGCGACGCGGTGGCCGAGGGGCTGTACCGCCGCGTCTGCATCCGCCGGCGCAAGCCGTGGACGCAGGCCGACGAAGACGCCTGGGTGGCCGAGGCTTACCGCTACTACGGCGACGACGCCGCCGAGGAACTCGACGCCGTGCCCAGCGCCAGCGCCGGGGCGTACCTGCCGCTGGCGTTGATCGAGGCGCGGATGGTCGATTTAGCTCGGGGACAGGCCGCGAGCGCCGGCGAGCGCTCTGTACCCACGGTGCGGCTGCCGGCGTTGATCCGCTGGCGCTGGGACGACGCCTTTGCCCAGTTGCCGGAGGACGTGCGCCGCTACGCCGTGGCCGGACAGATCGCCGAAGAACTCGCCCCCGTGCTGGATGCGCTCGACGTGGAGCAGGTGCACGCGGTGGGGCTGGACTTTGGCCGCGTGTCCGACCTGACCGTGATCTGGGTGCTCGCCCAAGGGCGCGACGTGATCAACCGCACGCGCGTCGTGCTCGAGCTGCGCAACTGCCCCTTCCGCGCGCAGGAGCAGATTCTCTTCGCCCTGGCCGACGGGCTGCCGCGCCTGCGCGCCGGCGCGCTGGATGCCACCGGCAACGGTGCAGCGCTCGCCGAGTACGCCGCCCAGCGCTACGGCTCGGCGACGATGGAGCAGGTCAAGCTCAACGACGGCTTCTACGTCGCGCACATGCCCAAGCTGCGCGCCGGCCTGCAAGACGCCACGCTGGTCGACCTGCCGCGCGACACAGACATCCGCGACGACCTGCGGGCGATTGCCGTCATCAACGGTGTGCCCAAGCTTGTCCCCGCCAAGACCCGCAGCGCCGAAGACCGCCGCGCCACCCGCCACGGCGACGCCGCGATCGCGCTTTTCCTCGCGCAGTACGCCATGAGCCGCGAGGTCAACGCCATCGGCTGGGAGCAGGCGCCGCCTTCCGGCCCGTGGGTGGAGGCGGCAACGGACGACTACTTTCTGGCGCTGGGGACATGAGGCATGCCTACTACAACGAGATCGATCCCTGTGCAGCGCAGTGGCTCCGCAACCTCATCGCAGCGGGGCACATTGCCGACGGCGACGTCGACGAGCGCTCTATCGCCGACGTGCGCCCAGACGATCTGCGCGGTTATCGACAGTGCCACTTCTTTGCCGGCATCGGCGGGTGGAGCCTTGCCCTGCGTCTTGCCGGCGTGCCGGACGACGCCGCAGTCTGGACCGGAAGCTGCCCTTGCCAGCCGTTCAGCGCGGCCGGCAAGGGCAAAGGCACCGCGGACGACCGGCACCTGTGGCATCACTGGTTCGCGCTCATTGACGCCTGCCGGCCTGGCGTGCTCTTTGGAGAGCAAGTTTCGTCCGCCATCAGGCACGGCTGGCTCGATCTTGTATGCGACGACCTCGAAGGTGCTGGTTACACCGTCAGGGCGGCCGTTGCTCCGGCTGGCGCTGTTGGAGCGCCGCATCGAAGGGAGCGGCTTTGGTTCGTGGCCGACGCCGATGGCGCGGGACGGACAGCGAGGGAGCATGAGGCCGCGCAAGTGGGATACAGGAGTCCCGCTGAACCAGAGGGTCGTCGAGGTCTATGGGACGTTAGCGAATGCCATCAAGGAGAAGACGGGAAAGTTTGGTTCGTTGGCGCCGGCATTCTCCCGCTGGCTCATGGGATACCCGGCCGCGTGGGACGACTGCGCGCCTACGGCAACGCCATTGTCCCGCAGGTCGCCGCGGAGTTCATCCGCGCCGTGCAAGTGAGGTAGCACCATGCCCACCATCCTCGACCGACTACTTTCTGGCGCTGGGGACGTGATGCGCAGCGCGTCGCAGTTGGCGTGGCACGCGGCCGGACGCCCAGTGGCCGTAGACGCCAATCCGATCGCGCGGGGCGTGTGCGCCACCTGCGGCGCCGATGCCGCCGGCGGCGTCGAGATTGGCGTCTACATGCGGCTCGGCCCAGGAGCCAGAAATGGCCTGGTCGGACGCAGCGGCGAGGAGTTCGGTTGCAGCGAAACCCTGAAATTCTTCTTTCCCGACGTGTGGCGCTGGGCCAAGGCCGCCGGCGTCTACCAGTGAGGTAGCCATCATGTCCACCCTCCTCGACCAATACGGCGAGCCGCTCGATCGCGCGGTGCTGCGCGAGCAGCAGACGGCGCAGCCGGAACTGGCGTCGCTGCATGGCGAGTACGCCGGCCACCCGTCGCGCAACCTGACGCCCGCGCGGCTGGCACGCATCATGGCCGAGGCGGAGTACGGCACGCTGTACGACCAGCTCGACCTCTTTGAGGACATGGAAGAGCGCGACGCGCACCTGTACGCGGAGATGCAGAAGCGCCGCATGGCGCTGCTGTCGGTGGAGTGGCAGGTGATGGCGCCGCACAACCCCAGCGCCGCCGAGAAGAGCATGGCCGACGCGCTGCGCGAGATGGTGGCCGGCATCGAGGACTTTGAGGACGCGCTGCTCGACATCATGGACGCGGTGGGCAAGGGCTACGCCTGCGTGGAGATCGAGTGGGCGCAAGACGGGCGGCAGTGGCGCCCGCACAAGCTCACCGCGCGGCCGCAGCGGTGGTTCAAGGTCGATGCCGCAACGCGCACGCAACTGCGCCTGCGCGACAACTCCGCCGACGGCGCGGCGCTGTGGCCTTTCGGATGGATCGTCCACGAGCACAAGGCCAAGAGCGGGTATCTGTCGCGCGCCGGGTTGCACCGCGTGCTGGCCTGGCCGTACTTGTTCAAGCACTACGCGACGCGCGACCTGGCGGAGTTTCTGGAGATCTACGGCCTGCCGCTGCGCGTGGGCAAGTACCCCGCCGGCGCCAGCGACGCGGAGAAGTCCGCCCTGCTGCGCGCGGTGGTCAACCTCGGCCACAACGCCGCGGGGATCATGCCGCAGGGCATGGCGATCGACTTCCAGAAGGCCGCGGACGGCACCGAGGGGCCGTTCCTCGCGATGATCTCCTGGGCGGAGCGCAGCATCTCCAAGGCGGTGCTCGGCAGCACGTTGACGACGCAAGAGGGCGCCACCGGCACGCAGGCGCTGGGCATCGTGCACAACGAAGTGCGCCGCGACATCTTGCGCAGCGACGCGCGGCAGGTGGCCGCCACCATCACGCGCGACCTGCTCTACCCGCTGGCCGCGCTGAACTTGGGCGCCACCGACCCGCGCCGCGTGCCGAAGTTCGTCTTCGACGTGGCCGAGCCGGAAGACCTGCAAGCCCTGGCCGCGCACCTGCCCAAGTTGGCGAGCGCCGGCGTGGCGATCCCGGTGAGCTACGTGCGCAAGAAGCTGCGCATCCCCGAGCCGGACGACGGCGAGGAAGTTCTGCGCGGTCAACCCTCGCCCGCATCGGCGGGAGAAGGTGGCGCGGCGCCCGCCGCGCCGGGTGAGGGCAATGGGCGCCGCACCCCGGCACCGACCGCCGACCCCGAAGACGACCCCAAAGCCGAAGACCCCACCGACACCACCGAAGCCCGCGCCCGCGTGCGCACCGAAGGCGACGCCCTCGACGCGCTGGTGGCCGATGCGCTGTCGCAGTGGCAGCCGCAGATGACCGCGCTGCTGGCGCCCATCGAGCGCGAGCTTGCCGCCAGCGTGGAGGCCGGCGAGACGCCCGCGCAGTTCCGCGACCGGCTGGCCGGCGTCCTGCCTAAGGCTGACGCCACGCGCCTGGCGCGCGTGCTGGCGCATGCCGGGTTTGTGGCCGGGCTGGCGGGCGCCGCCGATGTCGACTTAGACACCGGGGCCGATGCGTAACCGGGCCGACCGGAATACAGGCCCTGTGGCGGCCTGTCGCGTACCGGGTGCTACCTCGGGCCGTCCAATCTTTTTCACCGGCGCCCGAAGCGTCGCGACGGCCTAGAAATCGATCCGCATGGAGACCCGCATCCCGCCAACGCTCCAGTTCGGCGTGATCACGCCGGAAGATGCCGTTCGGGTTTTCCGCCAACGCAACTTACTTTCGCCAACGTACAACTGGCAGGAGCTGTGGCAAGACGCCCACGCCCGCGCCTTTACCGTGAGCCGACTGGCGCGGCTCGATCTGCTGGCCGCCGTGCGCAACGCGGTGGACGATGCCATCGACAACGGCGCCAGCCTGCGCGAGTTTCAGGCGCGGCTGCGCCCGCTGCTGGCCGATGCCGGCTGGTGGGGCACGCGGGAAGTGATCGACCCGCGCACGGGCGAGGTGCTGCGCACGACCTTCGGCCCCACCCGCCTGCAACTGATCTACGAGACTAACCTGCGGCAGAGCTTTGCCGCCGGCCGCTGGCAGCGCGTCCAGCGCAACAAGAGCGTGCTGCCTTACCTGCGCTACCGCACCGCGCGTGATGAGCGCGTGCGCCCGGCGCACGCCGCGTGGGAGGGCGTCACGCTGCCGGTAGACCACCCGTGGTGGCAGACGCACTACCCGCCCTGCGGTTGGCGTTGTAGGTGCCGCGCCTATGCCGTATCCGCCGCCGCCATCGACCGCGCCCGCGCGCGCGGCGAGCGGGTCATTACCACCGCCCCGGCCGACGGCAGCTACCAGGTGCGCAACACCGCCACCGGCGAAGTGCTCACCGTGCCCGCGGGCGTAGACCCCGGCTTTGGCTACAACGCTGGCATCGCCGCCGGCGCCGCGCTGCAAGATGCGCGCGCTGCCGCGCTGGCCCGCGCACCCGCCGACCTTGCCGCCGCCCACGTGGCGGCAGAAGACCGCCTGGCGCAGGCGTGGATCGCCCGCTACGCGCGCGACGCTGTGCGCAGCGGCCAGGTGGAGCGCTGGCGCGAGCAGGCCGCGCGCTACGGCTTCGCCGCCGACGCACTGACCGATGCCGAGCAGCGCATGCTGGTGGCGTACACGCAGAGCGGCGCCGGCAGCCTCAACCAGTACGCGCGCGGGGACTGGCCGGTCAACAGCGTGGAGATCGTGCAGGGCTTCGAGGCGGCCGCCGCCACGCTCGACCGTGCGCTCGCCAAGATGCCGGCCACCGACGCCGCAGTGATAAGCCGCCTCGATCTGCCGCCCGCCGTGCTGCTGCGCCTGCAACCCGGCGCCGTGTGGACGCGGCCCGACTACACCAGCGCCAGCTATGCGCCGACCGTGGCCGGCGAGGCGGAGCTGTACAAGGAGCGGCCCGTGCGCTTGCTCATCCAGGGCAGGAGCGGGCGCGTGATCGACTGGGGCAGCCCCTCGCAGTTCGAGCGCGAGGTGCTCTTCCCGCGCGGCACGCGGTTCGTTGTCGTGGCGCGCGAGGAAGTCGGCGCCGAGACGCACATCACCCTGCGCGAGGTGCAGTAATGGCAGAGGCGTTTCGCATCGACCTGCAAGGCCACGACGCGCTGCTGGCGCGCCTGGGCGAGTTGGCCGGCGCGCTGGAAGACATCGATCCCTTGCTCAACACCATCGGCGCCGTGCTGGAGTCGGCGGTGGAAGAGCGCTTCGACGCCAAGCGCGACCCAGCCGGCGGTGCGTGGGCGGCGCTGGCGCCGTCGACCGCCGCGGCCTACGCGCGGCAAGACGCCGGGCGCGGGCGCGGCACGCTGCTCGAGCGCACCGGCCTGATGCGCGACAGCCTCGGCTACAACGTCGTCGCCGGCGCGCTGGTCGAGGTGGGCTTTGGCCGCGCCTACGCGCAGTACCACGAGACCGGCACCCGCCGCATGCCGCGCCGCGGCCTGCTGCTGGCGAGCGTGGATGCCGCCGGCGGCAGCGGCACGCTCGGGCGCGAGGACGAGGACGCCATCCTCGACGCGATCGAGAGTCACATAGGCGGGGCGCTGGGCGTATGAGCAGGCCGCGGCGCTTCCGCCTCGCCGTTGCGCAGGCGCGAAAATAGTTGCGCGCGGGGCTTGACGTTGTGCGCAATGCGCGTATCGTCCGGGGTGTCGATAGCGACACACCGCGCCTCGGGGCAACAGGGGCCAAGAGGACAGAGATGGCTGAGTTGCGCAACATCAAGATGACGGTCTCCGGGGTCTACGCGCAGGTGCGCCGCGGGGCGGACGACTGGCAAGACGCGATGCTCAATCGCATGCTGCCGCGCTGGGACTACCTCACCAGCGGCTCGTATGTGGAGATCGACCCGGATCACTGGCGCGAGTTGCTCGCCGCGGACGTGATCGACGAGCGCGGCCGGTGCGGCAAGATCGTCGGGGATCGCGGCCGCCGCTTCTTCGCGCGACCGTCGTCGGTGCCCTACGCCACTGCATTCGACCGTACCGCGGCAAATTCGGCGCAGGGCTTCTGGTTCGACTCGCCGAACGGGGCGCGGGTCGTTTTGTCGGTCAAGCCTGCCGGGGCGGTGTACTGATGGCTAACCGCCCCAACCACCTAAAGGGTAAAAAATGACGCACATGAAGTTCAGGCCGAC